TGGACTGCCGCAATGGCCAGCCGCCCCACCGTTGTTGGGAAACCCATCATTGCGTTTTCAACTCGCTAATGTGCATAGTGGCGTTGGGTCGTTTCTTACCTTTTGTCGGGATTGGATAATTCGCGACCCAATGCCACCAAAAAACCGAACATTGTGGGACACTAAAACATGGCGATTTTTAAAACAAAGGTGACAAAGGCAGCAATTTCGCCACAGGAAGCACCTATCACCGCGGCCGCTGGCGGCACTCATTACACGGGTAATGGCTCAGGCGCACAATCAATTGGCGAATACTATGCCTACATTCAGGGCGATTTGCGCAACCGCGCAATGCGCGTTCCAACAATCAATCGCGCGCGTGACCTCATCGCATCCGTTGTTGGCAACACACCGATGAAAATGTATCGAAAACGCTGGGATGAAACCGAAGGCGAAATGATTGAAGAACCAATTGCGCCGCGTTCATGGCTTGCACAACCTGACCCGCAACTTACTTATTCAACTTTTTGGTCATGGGTTTTTGACGATTTATTTTTTTTCGGTCGAGCCTTTTTGTGGTGTTCTAGTAGGACTAGCGATGGCATGCCTGCATCGTTTACGCGCCTACCAGCCGCAATGGTTAACACGCTTGACATGTCAGGCCCAGTTTTTGCATTTGGTAAATCAAACGAAATTTATTTTCAAGGCGCACAAATACCTACCGAAGATGTTGTGCAAATCATCGGCGCAAACCAGGGCATCATTTACCAATCGCCGCAAGTCATCGCAACATCACTAGCCCTGGAAGACGCGCGCCTACGCAATTCCAGTTCGGCCCTGCCCGCGGGCGTTTTGCGGCAGACCTCAGGCGAACCCCTATCGGGACAAGAACTTTCTGAACTTGCGCAAGCATTCGAGCAAGCAAGAAAAACTAACCAAATTGCCGCAATCAATCAGTTTGTTGAATGGCATCCAACCGATGTTGACGCATCAAAAATGTTGCTTTCCGAAGCCGCTGAATTCCAATCTAAAGAGGCCGCACGAATGTGCAATATCCCTTTCTTCCTCAACGGAAACTCAGTCGGCTCATACAGTTACCAATCAAACCAGGGCGCACGCCAGGACTTATATGTTTTTGCCGCCCGTTCATACATGTCAGTAATTGAACAAACGATGAGCATGAATTCAATTCTTCCTCACGGAACTTGTGTCAAATTCGATATTGATGAATACCTAAGCGAAATCGTTGACGGTGTAGAGGAAAGCGACTATTCCGAAATGCCTGAAGAAACAATGCCAACGATGAACCCAAACATGGAGTAAAACAGAATCATGCTAAAACTTATTTCAACTGATTTAACCCTGGATGCCGCCGCAATTGAAGGCGTGCCCAGTCGCACCGTTTCAGGTGTAGCCGTTCCTTACAATGTCGCCGCAACCGTCAGCGATGGAACAAAAGTTATTTTTGAGGAAGGCAGTTTGCCAACCGATGGCAAAGCCCCAAAACTTTATTTAAACCATTCGAGCGAACAGGCCGTTGGTTTAGTTTCTGAACGAACAAATGTTCCAGGTGAAGGCATGATGTTTTCGGCCCGCATCAGTAAAACAGCATTGGGTGACGAAGCCCTAACACTGGCACTTGACGGCGTAATTGACTCAGTATCCGTAGGGGTAAATCCAACCAAATTTAAAATTACTGACGATGGCACAATGCTTGTGCAGGCCGCTGACTGGATTGAATTATCACTAGTCACTGGCCGCCCAGCATTTTCGGGTGCAGTCATCACCGATGTCGCCGCGACAGAACCCGAAGCAGAAACCGAAACCATCCCACACGAAGACGAAGAAAAAGATATTATTCAATTAGAAGTTACTCAACAGGAGACAGAAAACATGAACGAAGCAACCCCAGTCGAAGCCGCAATTCCAACTTCCCCAGTTGTTTTTGCTGAAGCAAAACGCGAATTTAAAATGCCATCAGCAGGCGAATATCTTGCCGCAATGCACATTGGTGGAGACACTTTCCGCAAAGTAAACGCGGCGTACCACGATGCCGCACGCCGTGGCCAGTCAGCAATCGAAGCAGTAGCGCAAGACTTGACCACTGATACGCCAGGTTTGTTGCCTGTTCCAGTGCTCGGGCCTGTGTTCCAAAATATTAACCTGCAATATCGCCCCGTTGTTGCCGCATTCGGCACACGCGCGATGCCACAAGGTTCAGGAATTTCGTTCACTCGCCCAGTGATTTCACAGCACACAGCGGCAGGTGTACAAAGCACCCAGGGAACGGCAGTTACTTCACAGACGATGACGCTTAGCGCATCCACGGTGAGCCGCCAAACCGTTGCTGGTTCAATCCAAATCGCGCAACAAACAATGGACTTCACAGACCCTGCCGCAATGAATGTCATTTTGAATGACCTCGCTGGTCAGTACTTGAAGCAAACCGACAACATCGCGGCTGACTACCTCGTAGCACAGAAGCAAGCATCGGGTTACACCTGGACTGTTACCGCAGGCGATGTGTCAACTTTGATTACTGGAATTTATGGTTGCGCAGAAAACATTTCAGCAACAACCAACCTGTTCCCAACCCATCTTGTTGTTTCAGTTGATGTATGGAGAAAACTGGGCAGTCAGGTAGACGATGTAAATCGACCAGTATTCCCAGCAATTGGCGCACCTGGCCTATTGGGAATGAACACCCTCGGTGCAGGTTCAGCGGCCTCATGGTCGGGAATGAACCCACTCGGTTTGGAAATCGTTGTTGACGGAAACCTTGCAAGCGGAACAATGCTCGTAGTTCACGGCCCAGCCGTAGAGTATTATGAGGCCCAGCAGGGAATGCGTAGTGTGGAAGTCCCTGACCTTTTGGCTCGTACTTTCTCGTACTACGGCTATTTTGCAACCTTTGCACAAGACGGCCCGAACCCATCGGCAGTTGCAGGAAGCCAGTTCATTCAAGCAATCACGGTTGCTTAGTCGAAAGGCGGCTTAACCGCCAATGGCTACCTACACCGTCACCCATAAACAGTTACTTGACAACTACGCCGTATTGCAATTACTGACCCCCTCAGAAATTGCAATCGGCCAGTCAATAACCGTAAGCGGAATTGCCGCACCATTTTCGGGAACTTTCACCGTTGTTGCATTGCCTGAATACTTGTATGTAGGCACTGACAGCGAAGGCGATTTAGATTTCGACCCGTTTACGCCAATCCCTAACCAGGTCTTGTATGCGTGCACAGGTTCGAATGTTGACCGTGGCGCGTCAAGCGGAAGCGTTGCATATGCGCCTGTGTGCACCTGGATTACGGCAAACGATATTTCAGACTGGTTGTATGTGGCCACCGCTACGGCCGCCGACCAATCATTTTTGACGATTTGCGCGTCAGCGGCGAACCAGTTTGCATATCGCAGGCGACAGGAAAGCGGCTATTTCGATTCGCTGACCACCGTTCCCAGTCAAGATGTCAAACTCGGAACAATCATGTATGGCGGCGCGCTTTACCGTCAACGCGGTTCAGTGGATGCGTTTTCATCGTTTAACGAAATGGGTTCACAACCCCCAGTTGCATTGTCAGCAATGGTGCAACAGTTGCTAGGTATTCAACGCCCACAGGTTGCATAAATGCCAACCGCCTACACCGACCTATTGAACAAAGCGTTAGACAATCTCGCTACCGCGCTGACATCTATCAGCCCTGCAATTCCTGTTGTGACTGACCCCCGCAACATCCAGGGCGCGTGTGCATTTATTAACGCCCCAACATTCAGCACCCCGCTAATGAAAAACAAACGAATCCAGTTGACATTCCCAGTGCAACTTATTGTGCCTGGCCCATTCAACCTGGATGCGCAGCGCAAACTGTTAAACATGACCGCGCAACTATTAGGCGCAAATGTGGCCATTACTGAAGGCCGCCCTACATCAATTGAAATTGGCGGGGCGTTGTATCCTTGCTATGAAGTCATTGTGAACATGGAAGCGAGCAGTTTATGAAATATGTGATTAAGTCAATAAAAGTGGGGGTAATTGGCGAAGAATTTGTGCCAGTTGCCGGCATTAACCTTTCAGCTCTTTTGGATGGCGGTTTTATTGCTATTCAAGAATCCACCGACAGCACCAAAAAAACACCTACTATAAAGAAAACACCTAAGGAGTAAACCAAATGGCAACAACAACTTTTCTTTCAAACATCACCACACTGACCGTAAACGCAGTGGATTTGAGTGACCAATGCACCGCCATCGTTTTCACGAACATGCGTGAACAACTTGACAAATCGACTCTGAAAGATACATCCAGGCTCTACACGGGCGGGTTGTTCAATAACGAATGTACGATGACCCTGTTCCAGTCATACGCCGCAAGCGAAACCTATGCAACACTTGCCGCACTCGTAGGAACTGCAACCACCGTTGTTGCAACCGTTACCGAAGGCGCAGTCACCAAAACTTTCACCCTTGCCAATTGCTATTTGGAATCAATGCCAGTAGTGAACGGGGCGTTGGGTGAATTGTCAACGGTTGATTTGACATTTACGGGTGGAACTTTTACCGCTAGTTAATTACGGCCTAACGGCCCGACACGAAAGGTAAGTTAATGAAATTAGTTATTAAGGTTATTGAAAACCCTGGCGATGCACCCATCGTTGTAACAACCAATCTGTTGTGCATTGCTATGTGGGAACAATCCGAAAACCGCAAAGTTTCTGACGGTCGCGGGATTGGGATTATGGACATGGTTTTTTGGGCACATTTCATGCTGAAAAAATCAGGTCATTCGTTGGAAGCAACACCGCAGAAATGGTTAGATGCACACCCTGATATGGAAATCGAAACGGTGGACATGACAAACCCAAACCCTACGGTCGCGGCACTTACCGAAAGCAACTAGCCGAACTACTAGTTTCAATCGGTTGGTGGCCGCCGCACATTGAATTTGACACCCGTGACCTGCAAACAGTTATTAGTGTTTTGAATGAGCAGGCGAAAGAAAGGCGGCGCGGGTGATAACGAATTCAGTTCAGGTGTACGGCGTGAAATCCGCGTTAAAAGAACTGAACAAAATCAACCCTAAATTGCGCCGCGAATATACGAAACGGTACAAAGACATTGTGAAGCCTGTGGTTCAGGCCGCCAAATTGGCGTTTCCGAAGTCTGCCCCATTGTCAGGCATGGCACGCCCTACGGGCCGCCTGGGGGGCTGGGATGGCGGTTTAGTGGCAAAAGGCGTAGTTGCAAAGATTGACACACGCAAAGCGCGCCCAGCAACAGAAACCGTAGGCGCATTTTTTGTTGTGCAAAAAACTGGTTGGGGTTCAATTTACGACATCGCAGGGCGAACCAATCCAGGTTCACAATTCGTGCAAAACCTCATTAACAACGGCGCACCTAATGCGTCACGCGCAATGTGGCCAGCGTACGAAGGCAATGCGGCACAAGTGCAACTTGCTGTGCTTGACTTAGTGGGCGAAGTCATGAGCGATGTGAACAGGAATTTGGTGGTAAATAGTGGCAATTAGAATTCCAATCATTTCGGAATTTAA